ACGAATTCTGAACCTGTCAAAGCTGTACGCACAGTGGAACCAATTGGCGTTTGTCCAGTAGTCAATCTACCTATTTCTTGTTTTTCTCCGCCGTAATTTTTTATTCCGTAAATTACTTCTTGTTGTGTTTCAGTTTCTGCTCCTGTATATAAGTCTACAACCGTTCTAGTTTCAGTTGTTGTTGTAATCGCCTCGCCGCTACTAACTAAAGATTTACTTAAAGGATCAGAAGTGGCTTGCTTATTAGCATAGTCGTATGTAATTTTTCCTGTCCTATAATGTTTGTACATTGGAACTTTTATTTTAACTTTTGTAGATGAGTCTGGCCCTGTAGGTACTTCAATTTCTTGATCTTCAAGTTTTACAAAATCTAAATCTTCTCTAAACGATAGTTCTTGTTTATTTTCTTTTACAATTTGTGCAATTCTAGAAGATGTTTCAATTCCTAATCCCTTTTTAAATGCTTGATTAGCCGCATTAAAAGCTACTCGATTAGCTATTTGTTCGTTTGCTGAAACAGTTACGTCTCCTACAGTAATGCCGTCAGTAGCTAAAGCTCTTTTAATATAATCTTCTTTTCTATCGTTTTCATTTTTATATTCACCAGATAAACGAGACATAAGATAACCGCCAACATTCTCAGGTCTGCTTGTTCTATCTTGAAGATAAGAAGTATAATCTTCGGCATTCATTAATTTTGATCCTGTTTTATAAGCATTTTCATAAGCCGCTAATAAGCCTGCTTCTTTAGTGCCTATTTGCTTGTCTCCCTTTTTAAGAACATACTCTAAATCATTACCGTCAGCATCAGTTTTTATAATAGTGTCACCCGCTTTAAATACTCTGCCATTAACTAACTCTTGCATCATATTTTGTCTAACTTTAGATAGATCATCTTCAGAGGTTACTCGACCTTCTTCAATATCATTGTTTAATTGGTTCTGTACTATATTATAAGCTTCGCCATTTTCTCGCATTAAATATGATCCTAATCCTCCTAAATGAGATTGTCCCGCCATATATGTTTTTTCAAGAGCAGAAAAATCTTGCAACGCTTTATTTTGTTTTAACTTATCTTCTCTAATTCTAGCGTCTTTATCAAATTCTTCAGCGGCTCTATTTCTAGCCAACTCTCCAAAATTTTTAACGCCCCTAAGAATTTCAGAAAAGTCTTGAGTACGTTGCATTTTTTTGTTTCGGCTTTTTTGTTGTGCCGATAATAATTTATATGTTGACTCTACGGACATTCTACTGTTCCTCCATTTCTTCTGGAACTTCTTCGGGCATTTCTAATAAACTAGGGCCGATAGGCTCCGAGTTTTCTATTTCTACTAATAAATCTTTTACAATTTCAGGTTCTTTATCTGTCTTTTTAATATTTAAACTTGAGATAGCTTGTTCCATAACACCCGCATTATAATTTTGACTGTCTTCATCGTCTAAATCATATTCAATTCCTGCTCTTTCTGACATAGCCATAACTATATGAGCAACTGGTTCTATTAAAAGAATCATTAAATCAGGATTCCATTTGCCTTGAGTAAATCCTTTAAACAAAAGAGCTTGAGTAATTTCAAGCACATTATTTTCATCTAATAAAGCCTGTAATAAACGAGTATGATTTTCTTCTTCCATTAAATTAATAAAAACATATTCAATAGCTTCTCTAGGAACAGTAAATTCAGGAGAAGATAAATGAGCTTGGCGCATATTAGGATCTTCTGTCAGAGAAGAACCAGGAATAGGGCTAGTCATTTTAGACATATGTTTTTGTATAGACGGCTCTATATCTTGATTAGGTTGCATAATATCTCCTTATGCGGCATATTGCATTGATCGAGCAAAGTTCTGTGACCAACTAGAAGTTTCGCCTCTATATGTAGGATCATAACCCAACCCATCAACAAAAGTTGAGTTGTGTTTCTGAAGTATAGCATATGTTAAACCTTCGGATTCTCCTCCATATTGATTAGGCTCATCATAACCATATCCTGCCATTGGAACTTCTATATCAGACACAGATTCTTTATTTAATTTCTTTAAAGCATCTCTTACATTAGAATCAGGAATTCCCGACGTAGCTTCTTCTGCCACAGCCCCCGCCGCTCCAGCCCTTAATACTGTTCCAGTACCCACAGGATCAGTCCTTAAAACTGTTCCAGTGCCTACAGGCTCTACAGTTTCAGGGCCAAATCTTTCTATTAAACCTTCAGGAGTCGATAAAGGCGGCAAATTTATTTCTGCATTTGAAGGAACAAGTAATGAATCTACAGGAGCTTGAGTCAACGCTTCTTGTCTAAGCATATCTTTGTTAACGCCTATATTGCCTAAATCATTATAGGATGGCGCAGGAGTTGTTCCTTGCACACCTTTAAAAGCTTTTGTATCTGGATTTATTACTTCTTGTGTAAAAGAAGGAACATCACCGATTATTTTTGTTTCGGGAGGTGGTGCTAATAAAGAATCTGTTCCTGTTTGTATTTCAAGATCAGGCATTTCTACAGAAACAGTTTCAGGTATTACACCTTTCATCTTAGCATCTAATTTAGCATTTAAATCTGGTATAGTAACTTCTTTAGTTAGCTCTGTAGCTTTATTACTAATATCTAATAGTTCTTGAGAATATTTATTTGTATCAACAAGTGTAGACTTACTAAATAAATCTCCTCCTGCCGCTGTTATATCGTCAAACGCTCCTCTAGCCGTTTTTAATACGCCTGTATCACCTGTAAAATAATCTCCTGAAACATCTATTTTACCTTTAGAAATAAAATCTACAAAGTCTGCGCCGCCATCAATTGAATTAATTGTCGCTCCTACTACTTTACCTACTACTTTTTTAACACCGCTAGAAACTTTACTTACTACGTTTCCTACTTTTGTTCCTACATTTATAGCGGCATTTAATACATTTCCTGCACCTGCTATAAATCCATTAGCAGAAGCCATCATTGTATTAGCCCATCCTCCTAAAACGCTACCAATTCCAGGCAATAAAAAACTTAAAGCTATACTACCAAACGGCCCTAACTTTCCCATAAATCCCATTACACTTTTAAAAGCACTTTTAACACCCTTAACAACCCTGCTTCCTATTTTCTTTATTAAAGAAAAAGGTTTTGATATAGCTTTACCTACTTTTTTAACTACTTTTTTAACGCCTTTAAATATTTTACTAAAAAATCCCATATTTACTCTCCGAATATATCCGCAATAAAAGTTAATAAATTTTCAGTGTTTGAAAGTCCTTTTCCTGCGGCGGCTTCATTTTGAAGTGCCACAGAATATAAAGCCGCTTTACGGCCCTCAGAATTTTCATAAGCATCTCTAACATATTTAGCGTCATCTCTTAACATTTGCCACATAAAATCTTGCTCCATTGAATCAATACTAAACTGCATTTGAGCATTTTTCTGATTCGCGGCATTTTGAGCGGCAGTATTAATTGTATTGCTCTGTCTACGCCATTCTACATTTGCTTGCTCAACAGCTTGTTTATTAGCCGCGTTCCACTGATCTCTTTTAAAAGACGCTTCTGCATTAAACTGTGCATTTTGAGCAAGTAGTTGAGCATTAAATTTAGATACGTCAATTTCTCTTCCTGAATTAAGAGCAGAAACTTTATTTTTTTCTACTGCATTAAACTGTGACATACTAGATCTTTGAGCCACATTAAATTTTTCTACATCTTGAGCTAAATTAGCCATAAACATTTCTAACTGTTGTTCATTAGCCGCATTAAATTGTTTAGAGGCGTTACTAGCAGATTGATTAGACAATAATCTTTGTTGCTCTAATTGTTGATCTAACATAAGGGCTTGTTGCTCATTGCTAAGATTAGCTATATCCATTTTAAGAAAGTTTTGGGCATTGCTAACTCTAATTTTAGTATTTGCATCTGCTTCAGCTAAATTTGTTTGAGCTAAAAGCGTAGCATTTTGAACAGCTTCTTGTTGCCGAGCATTAAAATCTGTTAAAGTCATGCTCTGCATAAATTTACTATTAGCTATTTCAACTTGTTGAGCATCGTTAAACTTAGTTAAATCTATTTTAGCTTGTGTTTGAGCATTTATTACGGCTCTTTGTTGATCTACATTAAGTTGAGCAACCCCCATTGACTCTGCTATTTTTGCGGAAGTTATATTTTCTTGTACTCTAGCATTTAAATTAGCTAATTCTATTTTTTCACTATTGCTTAATTGTTCAGAAGCCGCTAAATTCTTAGACTGTAAATTAGCAAGTTTAATTTTTGATTCTTCATTTATATTAGCTATTTCCATTTGCTGTTTAAATGCGGCATTTTTAGACATAAAATCTGCGGCTACTTGAAACTCTGCTAATCTTTCTTGTTGGATAGCAGACATATTTTCTTTTTCAGTAGCGTTCATGTATTGCATTTCAGCAAGTTCTACTTGTTGCTCATTATTTAATTCTTGAGCTAAAATAGCTTGTTTGTTTAAAGCTGAGACTTTAGAAGCTTCTTGTCTGTTAGATAGGTTCTGCACTTCAGTTTGTTGTGTTTGCTGTGCCGATAACATTCTAGCATCTTGTTTAAACTGACTCTGCAAAACATTAAGCTGTTGAGCCATTTGAGCAGACTGTGATTCTGACTGCTGTTGATTAGCTAAGTTAGTCATACGTCTACGCATGTCTAACTCAGACTGTGCCATATTAGCTTGTTGTTGATTACTTAAATTCTGTGCGGCCCTTGTCTGTAAAGCTTGAGCATTTGCTTGTGCAATAGGGAAAGCTGTCTGTATAATAGCATTAAACAAAGCATCTCTGCCAATTGTAGAAACATTTAATCCTCTAGCCGCCATTTTATTGTTTACGGAAGCTACAGCGGCTCTTGCCCAAACAGGAGTTTCGCCATCTTCAATACCTGCTAATAAACCTTCTATCTGCGTAGAAACCAATGCTTCTTGCGGTAGAGCGGCTATTGCGGCTCTTACTTCTACAGGCTGTTCATCTATTTGCGCCGTAACTTTAGCAGGATCTTCTACAAGAGCAGGGGCTATTTCTTCAGGTAGATTACCTACCTCTGCAATCATAGTTGCCGCCGCGCCTTTAGCCGCTTGACCTGTTACTGTCCTTCTTTGCGCCGCATCAAATCCTACAGCATTAATAATTTGTGCGGCAGTTCCTTTAGGCATATTATCTTCTGTAAGAACTTCCCTTGTTTTTTCTTCTGCTTCTTTGCTTGAAGATAATATAATTTTATCGGCAATGACTCGCCCTACTTCAGATTTAGCATCTTTTGTAAATAAAGATGTTTCTGCTTTAGCGGCATCTTCTTGAACATCATCTCTTTCAGCGGCATCTAAAGAAGACTGACCCACAGTTATTTCTTGAGCCTTCTCAGGATCTTCTATGACTTGAGCGGATACAGTATCCTCAAGATCTTCAACATCAACAGAATCAAAACTAGCGGCTGTTCCTTCTTCTTGTTTTAAAGCGGTTCCTGCATATCCTCTTTGAAAAAATGCCGTACTAGAATCAGCTTTTTCAGAAGCTAGTTTTTTTCTTTCTCCTAACTGCTGTGTTCTAGAAAACTCAGCTTCAACAGGAGTTATTTCGTCTACTTTTATTTTTTCTGCATCTAAAGAATCAGGCAATGTGTATTCTACTTTAGGAGCTTCAGTATCTCCTAAAGAGTCTTTATACGCTTGACTACCCCCATAAATTGCATTTTCGATCACCCCAACTGTACCTGTACCTGTACTTGTACCTGCACCTGTAGAGCTATTTGTGTTTGGATTTGAAACAGTAACAGAGCCAGTATTTTTAGGAGGATCAGATTTATTTTTTTCTGCGTCAGCTTTAGTTTTTGCTAAAGCATCTGCTGAAGTAATTCTACCATCATTATTATAATCCAGAGACATATCAGAACTGCCACTTACAGCACCCCGCAAAATGTTTTGAGGAGTTTGCGCTTCTCTATCTGCCGCCTGTTTTTCTTGCTCTGCTTTAAGTTCTAAATCACTAGTAAATCTATCATCCACAGAAATAGTAGTATTCTGTTGATTAGGATTGCTTGTTTTACTAGATTGAGTAGAGGTTTTTGAACCAGAGTAACCGCCTGCTGTATAGCCACCATTACTTTTAAACTGTCTAGTTTTTAATTTTCTTTTCATCATAAAAATTTCCCTGCTAAAAATACTCCCACAATAAAAGGATAAATACCCCACAGCATCATTTCTAATCTTTGGAACTTTGAAGAACCGTCAGCTAGTTTTTCCTCTATGCTTTTATATCGTAACTCACACTCTTTTTCATGTGCTTCTAATCTAATAATTGCTTCTTTAATTGTCATATGTTTTCCCTATTTAACGAGTAATACTTATATGCTTTATTTAAAGATGTTTTACTAGCGTTTTTAGGGAATTTAAATTTACAGTTATTAATTTTATGTGTGTAACAACTTTTTAACCCGTAATCTTCCGCAATATAATCTTTTGGATAATTAATTTTTAACTCTTTTAAATACGTATATTTATGTAAAAAGTTTTTCTTCCGCATCTCAGACAATTTTTTAAGATATGTATTCATCCAGTTATAATTAGTTCCTAAGTTAGATGTTTTTTTAACTATCCCTACTGTCCTTTCATCATAAATATAAGTACACGGTCTTTCATCATTAATTAAAAAATTTAAATTATTTTTTAAAGATTCATGTTTTAATCTTAACATTTGAAGCGTATCTTCCCCTACTTTAATTGTTTCATTAAATTTAAACTTAGCGGCTTCCTTACTAAAAAACACAACCCTACAGTGCATTTCATCTTTTTCACTATAAAGTTCTTGACAACGGAAATATTTTTTATTATAATCATCAAACCTCTTTGATTTAGAAAGACTTAAATTATAATTTTCATGTAGTTCCTTAGTTAAGTTTAAAGATAATAATTTATTATAATCACATGTAAAAGGTTTATGATTAAATAATTTACCATTATACTCCATTAAAGCTATTTGTTTTTTAAGACCTACTGCATCAGGAGGACTATCTAAATTAGCTAGATGTTTATAAAGCCAAACACCGTGGGGAGTTAACATATCATCCCCATCTATCAGCACACAATAATCGTTATCAGAATTTAAAAATAACTCAAATACTGAGTTTTTACCTTTAGCGGGAGTCCCGTCACTTTCAGTAACATAATATTCTATATTATTTTCTCTACAATAGTCAACAGCTTTTTCTATATAATCTGTATTTAATGTATTAATTACAATAACTGTATCTTCTATAGGTAGTTCTGTCCACTCAAAAGAGTTATGTCGCTTTAAACACTCTAAGTTAGAAGATGTTAAAATATAAAATTTTAATTTATGTTTCATAAAATTTACATTGTTTCTTAAATCACGTAGTTAGTCACGAACTGTTAGGCCAAGTAATATCATCTGGAAAATCCGCTTGACTAAACTGAAGTAGCTCCTGAAAATTCTGGCTGAGTTAAAACCCATTGATAACATTTCTGTATAAAATCACTTCCTGACATAGCTTTAATATTTTCGTAATCCACAGTATACTCTTTTGCGTCTATTTCTTTAAAATTAATAGGTAAATTAGGTGACGCATATCCTAAAACAGTAATTGAAACTTGAAATTTCTCAGGATTTTCTTGAAAAGCTCTTACAAAACCTGCTCTTACTATTCTATAATAAGCATCATTAAAAGTTATTCCAAAAATATTTTCTACATTATTAGAATTAAATGTATTTGTAATTGCCAATTTATAATCTCCTTATGTCTGATGAAAAATTTGGGCAGAATCTATTCTACATACCCAATGAATATGTGTGCTTGCTTCTCCAGTTACCTTTACGTCAATACTACCTCTAGTTGTATTAACAGCTAAAGCTACCGCCCAACTAGAAGCGTTCTTGTTATATAGATCTGTTACTGAACTTCCAAGTAGTTCTGTATCACTTGCATTTGCTCCTCTAAATGCTACTCCTTCAAATTTCCAACCTCTTACTTTTTCTGAAGATGCAGTTCCTTTAGCAATTATCATGCCTGTAAAAGTTTTTCCATAATACTGTGGTATAAGAAATACGTTATCGCTACTTACTGTATCGGCACTTGCATAATGTGTAGAAGAAGTCAGTGTAGTTTGTGTTGCATCTGTGGTTCCGGCCTGAAGCATTTGAATATTACCTTGAACATAACCTATACTATTTAGTGTACCACTACCAAAACTATGCTCTCCTTTTGTTCTTGTCCTTGTTCTAGCACCGAAACACGATGAATAATTTGCACTTGCCTGGTTGTTATACCCAAAAGCAAAACCATAATTATAGGAGACAATATTATCATAGCCTATACCTACCCCACTACTACCACTTACAGAATTGCTATTACCTAGACCAACAGAATTGTTTCCTGATACATTGTTCTCAAGACCTATAGAAGTTGAATATGTACCTGAAGCAGTAGCATAATATCCAATAGCCGTCGATTGAGAGCCTGTCGCATTAGATCCTATTCCTATTGCCGTAGATCTATCTCCACTTGCTGTAGGTCTTGGGGAATAATCATCGCCTATATTTGTTGAAATGCCTCTATCATCGTCTAAAATTTTAAAGTTTGAGCCATCACAATATATATGAAAACTTTCACCACAGTAAAGTTTATCAGTAGTTCTTCCATCCATGTGTTCAGAACCATTAAAAGCAAAAGATGTAACATCTCCTGTACCTGCAAGATTTTTAACCCAGACATGAAAACCATCTCCAAGTGTTGCCGCCGCTGTTAACGTAAGAGTTATATCATTATCTGTATGTTCTATGACTTTTCCTGCGTCACCTGCAACAATAGTATAGTCAGCGGTTTTTCCTGATCTTGTTATAGAGGTAAATCCACCACCACCACCTGCATCTTCCCAACCTACGCCTGAACCTGTGCTAGTGAGTACCTGTCCGTCAGTACCTTGCGCTCCGCTAACTTTAAAATTAGTAGCGTCTACTGTCCCTGCTACATCAAGCTCTCCACTTGTAAAGGTAAGAAGATCTGTATCATCATTTTTACCTAAAGTATTTGTTTGATGATTAGTTAATATAGGCATTAGACTGAACTCCCTCCAGAGAACTCTGGTTGTGTTAAAAGCCACTGATAACATTTTTCATAGTATGCAGACCCACTTTGAGAACTTATATCAGATTCTTTTGTATTAAACGATAAAAAATCTATTTCTTTAGTGTTATCAGTAGGGGAAGATGTTGCAAACCCACTTACATCTATACACGTTTTAAATTTTTCCATAACCCCATCTCTTTCAATTCTTACATTTACTATTCTGTAATAAGCATCAGTAAATGTTGCACCAAAAGCTGATGAATCTTTAGTTATTTTAATAGCCATTTTTATTCCTCTTATGCATAAGTAGATTCTGCGGTATCTAATTGAGCTACCCAACGTAAATCGTGAGATGCCGCGCCTGTTACAGTAATAGAAAGAGAGCCTAGTGTTGTATTCGCACTTAAAGCAACTCCAAAACTTTGAGCATTACTAATTGTATTAATAAGTGAAGTAACTAAGGTTGTCGTACTTGCTGAACCTTCTCTTCTTAATAGTCCCTTAACCTCAAAAGCGGCTGAGTCTGTGCCATCAGCGGCCTGTTGTCTGCAAGTAACTAAACCGCTAAATGCCATCACTGTATTGTTAGGTATAACTAATTGATTAGCCGCAGACAAGGTCGGTGCGTAATAGTGTACTCCCATTACAGTTGCCGTATCATCAGTAGTATCTATAGAAAGACAATACTGCGCTCTTTGCCTACCTGGCCCATTACCAAAAGCCTCTTTACCACGTACTCCGTTGGCATTACCATAATAACCTTTTGCTATTGAGTAATCTAGATCTGCTATGTTTGAACTACCACCTATCACTGTAGAGTTAGATGCTGAAGCAGTACCAGAAGCACCACCTATAACTATTGAATTGGATCCACTTGCAACAGAAGTATTACTAATACATACAGAACTAATGCCAGACGCTTTAGATAGATTACCTATTGCTACCGACCTAGTATTTGTAGCTCCATAAGAAGTGCTACTATTCATTATATGCATTGCAAGGCCATTAGAACCAGAGGCTCCTGCTCCTCCAATAGCTGTAGCACCAGAGCTTGTCGCAGAGGAAGTTACAGAACCGCCTGAGTATGAACCTATAGCAATAGATCCAGTAGCATTAGATGTAACTAACTGCCCTATACCTATGCAATCATTTCCAGAAGCATTATTCGCATTTCCTAACATAATACTTCCAACGCCAACATCGCCTCCTTGTAAGCTCCCTGCTAATCTATCTTCTCTGACTATAATTCCACCAGTTAACATAGTTTGTATAAAAGCACTTAGTTGCCCTTGAGCATCTCCACCTGCGGGGCTTCTTTGAAGTCTTATTCTTTGAGCACCATATAGAGTTCCATTTCCACCTGGTCCTATAGAAGCTCCTGTGTTATTGGTTGTAATATCTATTGTCACTTTTCCATGATTAAAAGTGCTTGTATTTATAGTTTCTATATCAACAAACCAATCAGCATCTAAACCACTTAAAGCAGGTATTGTTATTGTAATTCCTGAAGTTTCAGTTTGAATTAACTTGCCTTTATCGCTATTAGCTAAAGTAGTGTTGGCTGTAATAGCTGTTATTTCTTGTCCACTACCACCGCCACTACTTGCGTCTTCCCACGCTACACCGGAACCTGTACTAGTAAGAACTTGTCCGTCAGTGCCTTGTGCGCCGCCAATAGTAAGATTATCTACTTCTAGTGTGCCATCAAAATCTCCGTCTACTGCATCAATATTACCTTTAAATACTGTAGCTGACACGGTGCCTGTGCTTGGGTTATATGTTAAATGTCCATCCATTTCTAGTCCAACATTGCCTGTACTAGAAGTAGCGCCTTCTACAAAAGTAATTAAATTTTCTTCGTTTGTGTCTTCATTGTCTGTTACTAAAACATGAGAAGAATTAGTAGCATTAGTAGCATTAGTTACTGTAACTCCTGCAATAACAGTATTAAGTGCAGTACCGTTTACGGTAATTGCATCTGCTTCTAAAGTTCCATCAATATCCGCATCGCCTGAAATGTCTAAAGAGCTTGCAGTTAGACCTGCGATTATAATATCTGCCGCCGCATATCCCGTAGCCCCAGTATTGACTGTAGTAGAAGGGACAGTTTGAGTATCTGTAAATAATCTAAAAGTATTATCAGTAGAAGCATCAAAGAAAAGACCTGCATATTTAGTTGTGCTTGATTCTACATATTTACCGTAAAATCCAAAATCTGTGCTGTTAGCACTATTGTTATTAGAAAGACCTGTAAAATTTGTATTAGAAATAGTAGATCCTGTAATAGTTGAATTTCCCGACACTATTAAGTTTCCTGATACTGTTAAGTCGTTGCTTACAGTAACGTCATTTGGTAGTCCAATAGTAATTGTTCCAGAACTTTCTGCTACAGTTGTTTCAGAAGAAGTCCCTGAAAAAGTTATAGTTCCTCCTAATGCGGTTGCAGTAGTGTTACTGCCATCTGATACTGTAATAGAACTATTAGATAGTTTTGAGTTAGCTATTGATCCTGCAAGCATTGCATTAGTAACGCCTCCCGAAGCAATAGTAAAGGTTAAATCGTAAGGATCTGCATCTGTACCATTATCTGTATCAGTCCAGTTAATATCAATTCCACCGCCTTCTACAAATTTAACTTCTTTATTTTCTGTAATAGTGACTTCTGTTCCATCTCCGTCTTCAAGAACAAAACCAGAACCCATTGTATTTGTTGTTGTTACAGAACCCCCTAAAGAAATAGCAGATCCATTTATAGTAATAGAAGAATTAGTTAATTTAGCATTAGCTATGCTTCCTGCAAGCATTGCATTAGTAACACTTCCAGAAGTTACAAGATCACCAGTTGCAAAACCTGTTAAGTTTCTAGTATCAAAGTTTACTCTATTGCCCATTAAAGCATGAGAAGAACACTGATAAAATAAAACAGTAGGTGTAGAAGCGGTAGCTTTTATTTCTGTATATGCTCCTGCATTGCCGGGCGTTCCACTAGCTGTAACACCTGTAGTATATGCAGTTGTTTTATCTGACTCATAATAGAATCTAAGAGGATGTCCATCATTACTAGCGTTAGCTTGATCGAATCTATATGTAGTATCAGGAACTAAAGTTAAATAGGGAGACTCTACGCCGTCTATAACATAGGCATTGCCAGAACCACCATCATAAGGATGCTCAGAAGTTTTACTGGCTACTGTAACTGTAAGTGTTTGAGTCGTAGCTTCAGAAGGAGCAATAGCTATTTCTCCAACTATTATAGGACTAGTAATAGTAGGAGCAGAAAGAGAGCTTACATCTGTTACAAGGTCTATAGTCCCGTCGGAATCTTGATAAGTTGCAGTAATGCCTGTCTCAGTATTACTTGAAAACATAGCACCAACAGTATCTTGTACAACTTCTGTTAAGTCTATGTTTGCTGTTCCATTAAATGAAACACCATGTATTGTTCTAGCCGTTTCTAGTGCTGTAGCTGTAGCGGCATTACCAACCGTTAAGTCAATAGTACCATCACTATCTTGATATGTTGCTGTAATACCTGATTCAGTATTAGAACTAAACATAGCTCCAATAATATCTTGTAGCTCTTCTGTAGTATGTATATCAGATGTTAAAGCAAGCGTACCTGTTGTTACTGGTAATGTTGCTGTAATGTTACCACTAAAAGCAGAGTGAGCAGGAGCTTGTAATCTTGCATAGTGTGCGTTAGAAGATTCACAATAAAAATCTACATATGATTGTGCACCACCATTTTTAATTGATATAGCACCTTGAGAAATTTGTACTCCATTTGTAGAACCACCGGAAATACCTAATGTCCCTGCAATAGTAGCATTAGTGTCTGCTGTTAAAACACCAGTAACATCTAACGTACCTGCAATATCTATGTTAGTATCAAGCATTGAACTAACAATAGAGTCAGCACCTATTACAAAGTCTAAAGTATTATCTGAGTCATCATAAGTTACTGAGATGCCAGTTTCAGTATTAGAACCTACCATAGCTCCTACAGTATCACTAATTGTCTCTGCTAGTGTCGTACCGTTAATTGTTATAGCGTCTGCTTCTACAGTTCCATCAAAAAAAGCATCTTTAAACTGTAAAGAACTTGTTCCTAAATCTATATCATTATCTGTTACTGGAACTATAGCTCCATCTTGTATTCGTATTTGTTCTACTGAATTAGAACTTACTTCAACAAAAACTCCCCAACGATTATTAGAACTATCAACTACTATTTTATTATTAAAATCTTGATCTCCAATCTGCGGAATATTGCCGCCTTCTGCGCCTGTCCCATCATGTTGATGTCCAGTAGTTCCTGTAGAACTATAAGCAAAAGCATTTACAAGTTTATTATATTCTAAATTAAAAAGATCTGCATTAATGGTATCACCATCTACAAAAGAACTTTGTCTTGTATAACCTACACTTGCCATTTATTATCTCCTTTGCGACGGTAAATACTGAGTATATATACCGTTTATAGAATAAGGGGCGTTTTTATCATCTGATAATATTCTAAAACTTACAGATGTCCCTGCTCCCTGTACTGATGTTCTTACTAACGGATCAGTAGTATTTCCAAATAATACTGAACTAAACTTAGAACTTCCTAAAATTGCAGGAGCAGGTATAGTATCTAACACATAATCATTTGGTTGCGGTACAGTTACATCTTCATAATCATATCTAACTCTTAAAGTAGGCTGTATTTGACCTTCTGGTGTAAAAGCAAGTTTAACGTACCTTAAATTTTTAACTGTTCCAAAATCTCCAAAATCAAAATGAGGAGTTTTATAGACTGCTCTAATATTAGCTTCTACATTATTATGAAAAAATGAATTTCCCGAATCATGTTTATATACAAAACCATCCCTATCCCCATGAAAAGTTTGTTCTACATTATTACTATCAAATCCTGAAGCAATAGAATGAGCCTGTATTCCTATAGTTTCAGACCATGCAAAACCTTGACTAGTTAATGTTCCTATAATTCCTTTAGAAGATCTTGGAGACTGATTTAATACCGAGTAGTATATTCTATATTGCGATTTTTGACGCAAAACTACACTAGATATAGTTAAATTACTAATGTCTGCCGCTATAGTTTCTACACGTTTTTGTATTTGTCTGCTAATAGAGCTTAACTCTAAGTCACCAATACGTGCTGTACCTGCAACAGTACGTACACCATCGGGAGCTAAAAATACTAAATCGCCTGCAACTTCTTGAATGCTATGGTTATCTAAACAACCTACGTTTGTTGTGATTGGTTGTATTGCTAATGTATTAGAATCATTAATATTAACTAATTTAAATAAACTATTTTTACCAAAAATAATTAAATCTTGACGAAAACCTTTAATACCAATTATTTTATCGTCAGTTTTTATTGTGCTTGATCCTGTACTAGAAAAACTTTCGGGATCGTCTGTTCCACTTATAAAAAGTGTATTAGAGCTAGTATTATCTCCTGCCGCAACTAAATGCCTATCATGTACTGTTACTAGTGTAGGTTTAGGAGATCCATCACCTACAGTAATTTCTTTAGCAAAAAATGTTCTAGTGCTTAAAGCTCCTGAACCTTCCATTCTAAAATAAAATATATTGTTTTGAGATGATTCATCAGCAATAAAAACTTCACCAAAAGTTGAGTCACCATCATATATAGCAAAATTACACTGGCCTTGATTTGTTCTTGTTAAAGTAGACCGTCCTGAAAAAGTGCTAAAATTATCTCCACCTGATGCAACTCCTGATCTATTAATTTGTAGCCAAGTTATTCCATCATTTGAAAAATATATATTAGTTCCTGATGCGGCTATTACACCGTCGTGATATACTTGTAATCCAATTATAGGATTAGTTGAATTAGGTCTTGCTTGATTAGCCCCACCAAATTTTTCAAACCCGTTTATTCTCCTGTAGCCTCCGTCAGTATCAACTTCAAAATTTTCTAAAATTAAAGCAAGGCCAGGCTGTGCTAACATCTCAAACTGAGTTAAGTTAGTATTTAAGCCGCCTTTACACGATAGTCCGTAAGGTTGAAGTCTAGACATTAAATATAAACCATCCTATCATCTTTAAAATACTTTGGGGTTGGAGTCATTAAATGTAAACGCATTCGACGTATTCCTTTTTTATAATCATCTAAAGCTAAAGCAGACGCTTGTATATTATCTTTAAATTGATGCATATAATATCTTGATCTGCTTAATAATACAGTTTCATAAACTTCAGGAAATACTGGTGTATCTGTTACTGCTGATAATTTTGTAGGTAAAACATAAGCATAAAAATAAACCCTATAAACCTTATCAGGTATAGGGCTTAATCCAAATTTTCTATTATCAGGACTTTTTATAACTCTCGAAGGTTTTCCACCTTGAGGATCGCTACTTGAATCATCTATATGTTCTCGCGCATGAAAAAAATCTTTAAACTCTTCGATAGTTAAAAATTTTAATTCTGCTGATTCATAAGGCTCAGTTTCTCCTGAAACCCCTACTGTAGTAACATAAAAATTATCCCAATCAATATATCCATAATCACTAACTAAACTAGAACTAGAAGGTTTTAATTCATACCAACGTGTTCCTGCTACTGTTTCTATAAATACATTACCATATAAAGGATCATGTGTTCCGCTTTCGCTAACAGCTAAAAAAGGAAATTGAGGCTCTTCGTTAATCATATCAAAATATGCTGTGTTAATAATATCTTTAACATGACTTTGTATTCCTCTTGCACTTGCAAAAGTAGAAGATGTTAACTCAACTTCATTAGCTTCCAATAACAGTTTATTGCATAGTTCTAGATAAGTTGACATATTTATACTGGCCCTGTGTTAAACCCCATTATACCGCCTGACATTTTTTTCATGCGTTTTTCATCTTTTAATATTTCGTCAGAAACATTTCGATTTGCACCGCCGCCATGTCCATACTTCATTTTACCGCCCATCATTTTTTTATTGCGGCCCATTTTATTTCCGTAAGTTTTTTTTCCCATTGACATTGCGATCACCTCCAAATATTTTATCGTAGTTAATATCATATTTTGTTTTATTTTCTGGCTTATACCAACTTCCTGTATCTCCTAAAATTTTACCTTTAGGATTGCTAGAGATCATCATTGGCTTTTCATTTGTTCCTACTTGTGGCATATTTAGTCCTTTTAAAGATCAGAGGGGCTTTTACACCCCTCATCTCTAAGTATTGCTAGATTAGTCGATACCGTAAAATGCAGACACAAGTGCTTCAGGACGAAGAACTTTAGCTCCATATACGTGTAATCCGCGAACAATATCACCAAAGCTATCTGGATCTCGCATAACTTCTGTGTTAACAATTGTTTGAGCGGTGCTAACAGCAGACATGTGACCTGCAATAACTTTACCTGCGGCATTAGTAGTCGCGGCAATGTTATTTGTTTTATACATGTCAAAACCACGAAGCTTTCCAGAGCTAACCAATCCATTGCGGATTGAACCCTGTCCTGCGTTGTAGTCTACTGATAATAGCTTAGAAGAACTCTGCACTAAAACTTCGTAAAATGCGGGATCTGCTAAGAACCAACGACCTTCTTCGGGTACGTTTTGCTCATCAAGTAGTCGAGCCATTCGTGAAATAACGTCAATAGGATCATGTTCGTTACTTCCAAAACCAATGTCAAGATTACCAGTGCCATCAAAAGTGCCTGCGGCAATGTCAGTTGCATTGTCAGAACCTAAGATATGATTAGGGCTTGAAGCGGCAACGCCTGCAAACATCTTAGCAATTACGCCTGTATCGAAAGCATCTCGAAGAGCATAAGCCGCTGAAGATGTAGCAACTTCTTTAAAATTAACGTGAGACATAGAAGTTTCAATGTCATCTACAATAAATTTAAATGCGTTAGCTACGTCAACAACCAAAGTAACTTCTTGGTCTGTCAAAGCTGTTTTAGTGATGTCTGCACCGCGTTCGTAGTTAACGACAGTGATTACTGGTTCTTTGATGATTTTTACAGAATCGCCAAAGGCAGAAATCTCGCCTGCATAGTCAGTGTTAGTGATTGCTTCAGCTACCGAAGATTTCCTAAAGAAATTAAGAACTTTCTTAGAAAAAATCTGTGGTAAGAAAAAGCTGTTAGTTTGTCCTGTTACTGAATTACCAAAGTTACCGTTAGTATCGGTACTTTGTTCAAACAGTTGGTCTGATACGTTAAAAGCCATGTTATATTACTCCATTAAAAGACATTAAGTTATGGTCGCATTCTGCCTTCTGCAATGGCTTGATCTATTTCTTCTTCAAATTTATCAAAGTCACGCATAGACATCTTAGCGATTTCCCGTTGTGACCAGACTTTTGGTTCATTTGTATTTACTGAAGTTGTTTTAGTAGATACAAAATCTGCCGCATTTCCTCTGGTCTGCGACTGTGACATTTTTCTAGATGTAGCTATACCTTTCTCGGTTTTATAAAGATCAATAGCTTTAACGGCTAACTCAACATTATCTGGGTTTTTATAAATCCAGTTTTGAATTTCTACTGGCTGTTGTTTTGCCCAGTTATGAAAATTTTCATCGCCTCTAATATCTTCAAAATCAGGATGTCTACGTTGCAAAGTTGTTTCAGCTTCTTTTTTTGCAAGGTGTTTTTCCCTTTGTTCTAGAGCCGACAATTTTTGTTGAACTTTTTCCATTGCTGTTTGTGTTCTTAAATGTGCAACAGACTCAACAGTTTCATATAAGTCAGGATTTTGTTCTCTAAACGCTTTTAGATCTTCGATACTTTTAGGTGGGCTGTAGGCGGGTTCTGCCTGTTGTGCCTGCGCTAAAAGCTCTAGCTCTCTTTGTTTAAAAGACGAAATCTTTTCATCATAATGTTTTTTTAAATCGTCATACCGTTTTTTATAGTTTGTTCTTTTCTGAGTTTCAGGGGCTTTTTCAAAGGTAGCCTGATTCTCTTCTTCTTGCCGAGTTTCGTAAAACAATCCATTCGCGTTTCCGCGATCAGGAGCGTCTGCATGATGCCACTCTTTCCTCGCGTTGTATGGATTAGGTGTTGGCTCTACATTTTCTTTTGTCATAGTCGTTCTCCTTCAGGGGCTTAAAAGTCTTTCAAGGTAGCCATAATAGTTGCAAAGTATTAGGGGCTTGAAAATTTAAGGTAGCCGTCAAGTTTAAAAAATAATAAGAGGGTCTAATAAAAAAACTTAGAGTAGCTCTTATCGTTGTATGCTAGGCATTCTATCAGCATTAATCATTTTCTGACGAACTAGCTTTTCAGTTTGATCGGCTGTAAGTCCATCTTCTTCTGGTTTTTCTAATAGTCCACCTAGTTCATATTCTTTTCTTTGCAATCCTCCATCATAAGCTCGTTCAGCGTCATCCATCATCATTTGAAGATTATCTGCGCCTATTTGATCTGTAGCTTTACGAGTCATTACAAATTCACCATCTGATAGTCTAGCAGGAATAGAGTCCGACACGCCCGTGCCTGGCCCCTCAACTTCTCCTGCTCCTGAAAATTCAGTTGCTACATTTAAAATCTTATCAAAAATTTCTTCTAATCTAGGATCAGAATTTAAAGCTACAGTTAAATATTCTTGTTCTTCTGGTGTTATAGCTTCTGTCATAATAAAATTTTCGTATTCTTCTTCCATTACATCATCAGGTTGTTGAGAAGCTTCTACTTCTGCCATATCTTCAGGAGCTATGTTAGGATAAGTATCTACTGGCATTTCAGGTGGAACAAGCATAGAAGCTTCTCCTCCTTCTTGATAAACTCCTCTTCCTTTTAATATATCAGCTTGTGTAACTTCTCCATCACCTGTAAGATCAGGAAACTTGCCGCCTTTAGCTTTTCCTTTTCTAACTTCAGTATTATATTCTTTTCCTTTAAATATAAAAGTTTCTTCTCCTGCATTGTGTGCAGAACTAAAAGCTTCTTCAAAAGCAGTAGCTTGTTTCTTTGTAGGTTTTTTATCGTTTTCATCTTCCCATGCTTTAGCGGCTCCTACACTAAGTAAGCTCCCCATAGCCGCGCCTTTTACTTGCTCAGTATTTTTATAAGCTTTTGTACGATCTTTTCCTACAACTACTCCTCTATCTTCTGAGGTTCTTCCCGCAGTTTTTTCAGTAATGCCTTGAGCCTCGTCTAGTTTTTTAGAAGCAAGCTTGCCTAACTTAGTTAATGCTCCTCCTAAACTATATTGTTCTCTTTCGGGAGGAACAAGCATAGACCCACCTTCAAATTTATTATCTCTTTCTTCTAAATTTTTACTCATAGATTCCATATCTTGAAGATTTTTAATTCTTTCATCAGAAAGCCTGTCAATAGATTTCAACATTTCTTGAACTCTTACTGAAGATTCATCTGTAGCTTCTTCTTGTCGAAGAACTCTTTCTTTTAAGCGTTCTCTAAATTCATCTGTTGTCATGTCTTCTATTGCCATTATCCTTCCCTCTTTTTAGCTTCCGCTACTTTTTCTTTTAAATTTAAAAGGTTATCCAGAGAACTCACTCTCCCCTGGGATCGGAACATTTCCAGTTCCGATGTTGCCCCCACCAGTACCCGTAGCTCCAAGATCTTGAGGTTGTTGAGGTGTTCCTTCAGCGGCTCCCACACTTCCCTGTTGTTCGTTAGGGGGGACAGCTTCGCCGCTAGTTGTTTGTCCAACATTTTGCGCTCCTATAATCTGTGCCATTATTGCGGCTTCTTCGGGATCGTTTAAAATTTCATCTGGATCTAAATCTAAACTATAAGCAAGTTCACTTACTATCTTAGATATCTTAACAAAAGGCGCTATCGCGGGATTTTGAGCAGTTTGTAAGAACATAGTTAATCTTTGACTACGAACTTCTTTCTGCATTAGACTATTAGTACCCATTGCTTGTATTTCTAAATCACCTTCTGTAGCTAGTTTTCCTTCAAAAAATTGCATGTTCCATTGAAAATAAGCTTCTCCAAGAGGTTTTAAAAGATAGTCATCTAGATTTTTAACTACTGTTTTAATATTTAAACTAGCCGCGCCTAATAACATTGACATCCCTGAAGCTGTACGTGTCATGCTTTGTACGCCTGTCATGCCGTGTGAATAACTAGGTATGCCTGTTTGTTCGTCTGCAAGTTGTCTAAATTTATCAAACATCATCATGTTTTCTTGCGACGTATTAGGAAACTTCATTCCATAAATACTTTGGCCTGGCACTCCTGCTTGTCTCCTAAAGACTTTGCCTGGATATACTTCCATAGATTGACCGCCAACAAGAGCAGTCTCATCTACGTCAAATACAAGAGATCCGCTCAATGCAAGATTATCAATAGCCATCCTAGCGTGACCATTCATAATCTGTTGAGAATCATCCATGTTTTCTGCTACGCCAATGCCAAAGAAACTATAGGGATTTTTTTCATATGTAAAAGCATTATAAGGTATTCTAGCAGGCGTGAAAGGATTAACAACACATCGTAAAAGTTTTCCGTTGCTAATCCAAGCGTTTATTTGAACTTCATCTAAATCATCTACATCATCTTCAAACTCTATGCCTACTTCTCTAGCATATTCGGCATCCATTATTCCCCAATACTCTAAAACTTCATATAGGTCAGAGCCGTAATCTGAAGATCTTTGATCGTCTTTTAACTCATTTTCAAAATCTTTTTCTACATAGTTTGGCCCCATCTGCAAACATTCTCTTATTTGATCTTTATCAAAATAAGGCATTTTAGATAATGCTCTTAGCTGAGAACGGTTTAATTTATGCCTATGAAATATATATTCACACTCAGACATATTTGTTGCATTGGGGTCTGGGAAAAAATCCCAAATGCTTACAAACTCTATTCTAGGAACACGTACTGATATAGGGTCGTAAACTCTTTTACCATCTTTTTCTGAATATCTAGGAATAGTTTTATTATAATTAAACGGGCCTTTTACTATTCCTGTACCAAATAAAGTAGATTCAAATAAACCGTTTCTTAACTCACTGCCGCCGTTAGACTCTTCTATCTGATCGTGTATTAGTTTTTCCATTTGTCTTGCCGCGTCTTTAGCGGGAGACATTTCAAGAATATTTGGTAGTGGCGATGGGCCTTCTTTTATATTTAAAGAAGAGTTTTTTACCGCTTCTTCAAATAAACCCTCTCCACTAGAAAAAGTAGCTCCCGCTTTTAAAACTTTACCGTCACCTTCATATCCAACATCAAAAGGATCTACTTCTTTTCTTTGCATTGTTGGTTGGCTTGTTTCAATAGAAGGTTCAGGCGCAACGTGAGTATATGTTGAAACTCCTTCAGGAATTAAAGTTTCTTTAACCCCTACTGGAAACTTACCTGTTCCGAAAACTACATCGACTAACTGACCAAAAGCGGCTAATACTTTTGTTTTAGTTACTTTTACAAAAACTCTAGATTTTTCCGATTCTCTAAACTTAACGTGTTTAGGATACAAGCCTCTAAAATTATGATAGGCTTGCATCCATCGTTTTTCATCAGCATCTCTAGCCATTTCTGCGGCTGAAAAGCGGGACTCAATAATACCTACTAAGTTAGATTTTAAACTATCTTCTAACTGTAAGCTCATCCCGCTTTCATCTTCAACCTCTTTGAAATAGATGCTGTCAGCGTTTTGTATTAAACTATTTTCAACCATTAATTATATTTCTATAGTGCTTGAAACTGAACAATATATTTAACAGTTGTCGCCGCTGTAGCAAGATTTGCTCCAATTGGAGTTAGTCGAGCGTGTAGAGTGCGGTCTGCGGCACTATATAAAGTGCTTGCAATTACAATAGCTTCTGAAGTAGCGGGGCCGCCTACAACACCTGCGGTTACTGAAGTAGATACAAAAGCATTAGCTCCATGACCGTGAGAGTTTTGAATTAGATATAAAGGAGCGTTTGCCGCCCAAGTTACAGCAGAACCGCCGTCATCTAGAATTGCTTCAGTAGCAATAATTTGTGTACCGCCTGCGGATGTTCCTAAACTAAAATCTACGTCATTGCCGCTTGATCCACCTGTTACAATATTGCCTGCGGGAATAGCAATTAAATTACGAATAATTGTTCCTGCGGGTTGTGTAAAAGTAACATCGGTATGAGTATCGTCGGTTACTGCGATTGTTGCAGTAGTTACTGTTACTTCAGCACCTACACGCTCTGAAAGTCCTCGTACATCGCCTGTTCGCGCAGAGTTCCTACCTGTATCTCTAATGTTTACTAATCCTGTTGCTGTTGACATATTGATTTCCTCGATTAAGTTATAAAATTTATTTTACTAATAGACAATAATTGCTATTAGCCGAAGTGTTGTTTTTAATATCCAAAAGTTGAATCAAACGGTTGAAAAAATGTTTCTGATTGAAGTTGCCGCATTCTACTTAGCGGGTCTATAATTCTAGGTCTTGACATAATCAAGTACCTTAAAGCATCATACGCATGATCGTCTGCATGTGTATCTACATCTTCAGGATTATTTTTACTTAGAGGTATGCTTTGTAACTCTCTAATTAAATTAGGACAAGTATTAAAAATTTGAATTTTAGGTCTTCCGTTTGGACGCGACTTTAAATACTCATGTATTTGTATTTTACCTTGAATTCTATTTTTATCTGCCCTTCTAAGTTTATGACCTGCTTTTACTAAAGTTTCTCCGACTGTTGGGCCAGTTGTTCCTGTTCTATTCCAACAAGCTGTATCTAAAACTCCTGCAATAGAATAAGGATCTTCTAGTTCCATATTAGTTAACATTTGAGCTAGTTCTGTACCTAACAAATTTTTAGCGTATAGTTCTCTATATATTATTAAAGTTCCGTCGCTATTGTCTAAGGCTCCCCAAATACAAGCACTTTCAGAAGCATAACCATAGTCAATACCTTTTATTCTTTCCCAATGTATAGGAATATCAAAAGGAGGAATTACATGCATTTCTAAATTAAATTCTGTGAATGCGGCTCCTTCAGCTACATCCCAATTTCCTTCTAATAATTGTCTTCTTTGAGTTGGCGGTAAAGACATTAACATTTGTTCATACCGACCATCCATAGCTAAAAAAGGATTATCTTGTAGTCGGGCAGGGATAAACTTCCTTGTTAATCCGTCCTGCCCTTTAAATGCTTCATTAGGTGGAGAAGGAGAAATATATCTTTTCTTTACCCAACTAGCTCCAACACCGCCTGGATTTGCTGTACATCGCATATAAGGAACAATTTCTGGATCTGTAGTTCGTAACCGCGAAGCCAAATAGTTCCAACTATATTCTGTAGGCAAGTGAGTTATTTCATCGAAACCAATCCAACTATATGCTTGTCCTTGATAGCGATAAACATCTGCATCTCTTTCAAGGAATCCAAACTCTATCTTTGCACCGCTAGGAAAGTTCCAGACTTTTTCTACTTCTCTAAACTTTGCCCCTTTAAATGCTTTTGGATATAGCTCTCTACTTTTATCTATTAGTTCTCTAAGTTCAGGCATTGACCGCCTAAGTATTAAAGCCCTATGAGCGGGCCTGTGTGCGTATCTAAGAGGGTCTACGATCATAGCGTAGCTTTTACCACCCCCTGCCGAACCTCCGTACAGAACGTCTGTTTCGCCCGATGCAAGGAAATCTTCTTGCGGCCCTTCGTTAGCTTTAAATATTACATTTTCTTCTATTTCTTTTTGTACTTTAGGACTAACTGCCTTAATAGAAGTATCTTCAATTATCTTAGATTTCTTTTTATCATTTATTTTAGATAAAGCATCTAATGTTTTTTCATATTTAAATACTTTTTGTCTGGCGGCTTTTAATTTTTTTTCATTATTTAGTAGAGTTCTTTTATTTGCCATTTCAGCTTTTGTAGAAGAGTGGTAATTATATCCTTTACCTTTCGATCCTTTAGCTCTTCCTGATTTTCTTTTTGGAGTCCCGTCGAGTTTAAGAATAAAACTTCCTTTCTCATCTCTACAGTAATTATGTGGATTAATCTCCCAATCATTTTGCATGTTTATCTACTATTTTTTTTAGTCCCATATGAGAAATATAGCGGCCTGTTTCATATTGTAGCCATGAGCTTCCTTCTCTTAGACTAAGAGCTTTATTTTTAATCATAGATGATATTTTATCTAAAGCTTCTTTTTCTTCAGGTATTTCTAAAAGATAAGAAGGGTTTTCTTCATCTAGTTTATAACCAAAAGGAATTGTGCTACTAGTTCTCCGCATACTCAGCTTCTATTATTGTTTCTTGCTTTGCAGGAAGAATAAATAAACCGCCACTTTGAGCATTAACACTTAGATCTAGTTTATCTGTTTTACCTAAACCTACACGATCTAAAATAGTTTGTGCCGCCTGCATTCTAACATTAGCTTGCGGTATAGGTGTATCGCTATCCATTATACTAACTATTTTAAATGCGGCTTTAGGTGCCGACTGAGCTAATATCGTTTCTGCCATTTCTAATATCTCAGATTTTAATGATTTTACTACATTAGAAACGCTTGTAGGAGAATAACCTGCACGTTCTCCTGCAAGTCTTGTATCTCCATTGCAGTCAATTAAATGATCCAAGAAAGATTTTTGTTTTATTGTTAATGTTTTAGTAGCCATTATTACAGTATATACCTGATTTACAGTTTTGTCAAGTTATATTTAATTCTTGACAAACTTAAATTTCAAGTGTATACTGTATATAGCTATGGCGGGGTTGCACATCCCCTTATATAGCCTTTATAACGTCCTAATTGGGGCGTTTTTTTATGCTTAATATCTGCGGCCCTATCTGCTTTACACTAGATTCTGGTAAAAATGTATAGGATTTAGTATATATAGGTGGGGGGTGGGGTGGACGCCTGCCCGCCCTACATAGGCTAGGCAGGTATACGCAGATATGAAGCTTTCCTGCCCGCGAATTTGTATCTTTTTTGGCCCCGTTCTGGTTGCCAGACTGTCAAGTATTAAAAGTATGTATAGCTATTAGCATAGCTATAAAGATTCCCCAGAAATTTCAGAGCCTTATAAGAATATCTATAGATATTATTATAGTGGGTCGAAGCTTGCTAACTTGAGAGAATATAATTTTAAAAAACCTTGAACTATTGTGAAAGGTTTTTTAAAATATATATTCCTCAAACAGATATGGAGAACGACGATGCCAACAACAGCTAACACTCAGAAGCCGACAACCATCCCTGCCGTAGCTTATCAGCTAACTCAAATGCTAGCAGTCCAATTAAAATTGGATAAAGGCGCTGTATATACAGTTTATAAGCAAATGCTCAAAGTCATCTCTGATGACAACAGATCCAAAGATCCCCGTTGGAATTTTGACGATTATATTGAAATGCTAAAGATCTGCACAATTGACGATGCTTTAAAGTCTAGCCTTTACTACTTCCAACCCAAAAAGACCAAAGTAAAAGCCGCGCCCAAATTAAAAGTCAACGCCGCCACAAAAAGACTTGACACGCTAGAAGCCGATATGGATACTATTAAAACTACATTGAGTAGTTTGCTTACAGCGCAATCTGAGCTTTTAAAAGCTCTGGCAAAATAATTAAACTAACCGCCCTCTTCGGAGGGCATAACGGAGATAGTTATGGACATTAATATACATAAAGTTACAAATCTTACTATTGATCCGCGAGTCGATAAAAGGTGGATCGACATTAAAATAGAATCACTTAATTATAATAGGGATACAGGACAATATGATAAAGTTAAAAATGAAATAACTTTATTTCAAAGCGAAGTTAAAGGGCAAGAATTTGAGGGTATAGAATACACGGATCGACAAATGGAATTATTTGCAAATGGATAGTTATTACGAAAGCGCAGAGGAAATAGTTATAACTCACGATAGAGCTATAAAGGAATTAAACAATCATGGCTTAGATGACTCGCTAACTATTAATGATTTTTATAATGAATTAGGAGTCCTAAAAACCTACGACGCTCAACAGGTGTTGAGATTTATTGGCTATTAAAAAGGATATAAACATGGATTTAATTAATAATGTATTAACTGGTATTAATAATAATTTACCATTAACTGACTCACTGCATTCAGAAGTAAACTATCTAGATAATATTAACTATTATCAAGATACTGATTGTGAGCTATGCACTCGAAATAGTAGGCATTATGTTTGTGTCGATTGTTTCGATCCCATTGAACACTTTAACTATCGACCCTAAACCAAAACGTCCTAGTTTCTTAAACACTGAACATTGTGAAGTGTTTAAGAAACGTAGGACGATATAGCAACCCAACCAACGAGGACAATATGATGTATAAAGATCACGCCCAAAAATGTAGTGAATTCGCTTTAAAGAATCCCGACCAGTTTGCAATGGTGGTGTTAATGGTAGTCCTATCTATCCAACAGCGTTGGCATAATGTAGGTATTCAATTAAATGATGTCATGCTTAATGGTACTGCTAGTAGATTTTTAAACTGGCGAACAAAACGGAATTGCTACGAATATATACAGAGTAAAAAGTATCTTATGTTCGCTCAGTGTTTGGCAGTTATGCACTCTACTAATAAGACAGATGATGAAAAAGCTATAGCATTGATGCGAATGTTTATGCGGATTCCGTCGGTTGGCATCGCTAAAGGTGGTTTTTTATGTCAATTAGTTTTTAATCTAGTGGGGTGTTTAGATGTACATAATTTACGCTATTACGGATTAGATCCCAATATTGCTACCGCTAACAAAAAAGCGGGGCCAAAAGGACAAGAAGCTATACGCCGAAAAGTAAAAACATATATAGAAAAATGTCACGAATTAGGAACCGAAAGATTGTGGGATACATGGTGCAATGCTAGGGCAGTAGAAGATGAATCACCTTGGCGTAGTGGTTTTGAAGTGAGCGAGGCTCATATCAGATATCTAGAAGATTCAGTATGAAACAATGCAATAGATGTAAAAGGCGAAGAGCGGATATAGTAGAATCTAACACCTATGTATGTAGTAGGTGTTGGATTAAATATTATCTAACATTTTTTAAGTCTGATATAAAACATTTTTACGGGTCATCTAAAACATAGGAGCTGTATTAAAATGAAATTAAATATAACTTATAATGAGCCATGCATACAGACTTTAAAGGGCATGAAAGATGATTCAATTAATCATGTAATTACATCGCCGCCTTATAATATGAATTTACGAATAAGGTATGGTAAATACTGTAGTCGCAGTATAGATACGAATGAATTTAGTACAAAATACGAGGGATTTAATGATAATTTACCTATCGAAAAATACTATGATTTTCACGGTGAAGTATTAAATGAATGCCTAAGAGTAGCAAGCGGATTAGTTTTTTATCAGATACAAATAGTGACGGGATCTAAACGCCCGTGGTTTAAATTAATAGGTGACTACCATCAGGAATTAAAAGACATAATTATATGGGATAAAGGCCATGCTCAACCATCGATGGCCCCTGCTGTTTTAAATAAACAGTCGGAATTAATATTAGTATTCGATAAAAATAATTCTATTAGTAGGCAGTTCCCGCAAGCTAATTTTGATAGGGGTACTTTATCGGATATCTGGCAGATAAACAGACAGCGAAGTGTTAATAAAAAACATAGGGCCACTACCCCCGAAGCTTTGATTGAAAAAATAATTTTAAATTTTACTCATAAACATGATATAATATATGATCCTTTTATGGGTACAGGTACTACTGGTAAAGTAGCTATTAGGAATGACAGATATTATATTGGGAGTGAAATTAATGAAAACTATATCAACTCATAGGAGAAATTTAGTAGCTAAATTTAGTGGTAAATTTAATAAAGCAAAAACATTTTTAGACAGGAAAAAGCAAGCGAAAAAAACAGGTGTTTATAATAAACATCAAACTAAATACACTGACGGAGACAACACATGAATAACATTACAACTATGTTTAAAGATCAATCAAGTTTTTTTGATAGCGGATATGGAGAAGCGGGTTTTGATATAGCTACCGCTCCACTAATGTATGACACGCCTAATGGAACACTTTATAGTAGTAAAAGTTCTATATACCGCACTGATACAGGCAGGGAGTTAGGTGTTCACGGTGATCGGTATCAACCAATAGCTCCACGGAAAATGATTGACGCATGTAGGAATATTTTATTACGTTCTGACTTTAATTTAAAAAATATAGAAGAGACAATTAGAACCAGTCACGACGGTAAAAGGACATTTGTTAATTATAATTTACCAGAATATAAATATAAAACTCCCGACGGTGACTCTGCTACTTTAAGTTTGTTAGCGCACACTTCATTTGATAGTACATGGCCTTTTTTAATAAGCTGTGCGGCAATCCAGTCAGCGTGTACTAACTTACAAGTATTCACTAGCGGTGAAGTGTGCTTATATAAATCTAGGCACACCCATAATTTAAATGTAGATGCGGGTAGTCGTGTTATTAATAGAGCCTTAGAATTATTCCATACTGAAAGGGAGCAGTGGTCGGTGTGGCATAAAACTAAGGTTACAGATAACGAAGCATTCGCTACTTTCGCAGAGGCTCTTAAATCTAATACAGCATTAGAGGAATTAAAATTATCTTCTAATCCTACTAGTGCCTTAGAAAATATGCCGAGGAAAAACAATAATTTAAATTATATATATGACAAGTGGAATCATACTTATAAGCCGCGTTTAGGTTCTAATATGTGGGCTGTTTACAATGCATTAACTGATTGGTCTACTCACTCACCGACTAGTAGCGAATCTAAGCGCCCATCTATATTGGCCTCTCGTCAAAATACAGTAGCAGAATACTTCAGGAAAGCGGCATGACTTTCTATTTTTTAGGCTATCATTTAACTTTTAATTTTCGTAACGGCATAGGTTTAGATATTGAGTCTTGTGATGCTCGGCCTATATGGGTTGGAAGTTTAAATTGTTTTGGAACTTTAAACGGATTAGTGGTTCTTATTCCTTTCGTTGTCGTAACATATGGGTCTATAGTTATTGAAGGCATGGACACTGACTAGCTTTATAAATTAAATACATAGCGGTTATAACGCCGCTATGTATTTATATAGCTTTAAAGGGTACTCATAACGCTAAGGAGAAATAAATTTAATGATAGAAGAGTGGACAGAGTTAGCTGTGTATACCGCAGTTATCTGTGTATTTATTGAAATAATTATACAATTAGCATAAAGGAAAATTATATATGAATAGAGAAGAGTACTATAGTCTTGAAACAGATGACCTAGATGTCGTGCATGTATACAAGAATAGCGAATATACTAATTATATTATTAAAACTTCTCTAGAATATATAGAAACATATAATAAAGGCGAGGTATCAGATCATAAAAGTTTTAATAAAGAGTTAGTTATGCTTTTAGATTATATGATAAAAGCGTATAACGACAAGCACCCTGTAGAAACTTTTCGTTTTGATCCTACGCCTTAATAAATTACTAGACTATAAAGTATAAATATGTTAAAATCCTTAAAAAAAATTTGGTTTTATTGGTCTTTATCATTAAATGAGTTAACTACTAATAATTCATTTGAGTATAATGTTGTATCTATAATAAGATCAATTATAGCTATAATTAATATAGGAACTTGTATACTAATTAGTCTTAATATATTATTAACGCGAGGATGGATTCAGTTTTAAAAATTCATGGTTGACAGGGCGGCATTCCTGTGTTACCATTTATACCACAAACCAAACCAACAGGAGAAAACTATGCCAGTATTATCAGGAACCGCTTATTGGGCAAGCATCACTACACCTAACACTAAGTATACACCTGTGTATCAAGTAAACTTAGCAACAGATAGTGATACCGTTGCTTCTTTTAAAGATAAAGGATATTCAACTAAAGTCATTGACGATCAGGAGTGTTTAATTTTTAAACGTAAAGTTAATAGAGCCGATGGAACACCTAATGAAACTCCAAGACTGATGGACAAATACAAGAATCCTTTGGACATCACCGTAGGCAACGGCTCAAAAGTAAAAGTTCAGTACCGACCTTGGGAGACTACTAATTCATATGGTACTTTTAAAGGATTAGATCTTCAAGCTTTGCAAGTAATAGAGCTAGTAGAATCAGGATCTATGGCAGATGGTTCAGAGCTTACAGCAGAGCCGTCTTTGGAGGATGAGCTTTAATGGCAAATAAAATCTATAATCACGAAGGAGTTCGATATGATGTTTCTTTATTACCACTAGAGAAACAAAATATTTTTGACGCACTGCATTTAGCAGAGCAAGATATGCAACAAACTAAAGTTAAAGGTATAGTCGCTACTGCGGCAGTAATGAAGTTATATGATTCTATGAACGAGTCTTTAACAGATTATGAAGATGCAGTAATTACTATAGAAGAAGAGGATTCACTCGGTAATAGATAAAGGGTTAAAAGATGTTTGTAAAATATCATCAGCCCTGCCTAGAGTGTGGGAGCAGTGATGCTCTCGCACTCAACGCCGATGGCAGTGGCAAATGTTTTAGTTGCGGCGGGTTCTTTCAAAATGTAGGAGATATAAAGGAGGATGATAAAGTAAAAGACTTTTCTCAGTATAGTAAAAAAAAAGAGGGAAGCAACAAAAGTTTTAAACCTATTACAGATAGGGCGATTACTCAAGATACTTGTGCATTCTATGGTGTTCAGGTATCAGAGGTAGATGGCATAATAACTAAACATTTCTATCCTTATTCAAACGGGATTAAGATTAGGCAAGTAAAAGATAAAACTTTTTCTTGGTCAGGAGATGCAAAAAGCTCAGAGCTATTCGGGCAAAATTTATTTTCTAAAGGCGGCAGGTATCTAACTCTTTATGAGGGCGAGTGCGATGCTATGGCAGGCTATCAAATAACAGGCAGTAAATATCCTTCCGTGTCTATTAAAAGCGGAGCGCAGTCTGCAATTAAAGATTGTAAAGAATCTTTTGAATGGATAAATAGTTTTGAAAATATAATTATATGCTTTGATGGAGATAGTGCAGGATCTAAGGCGGCTCTTGAAGTTGCGGAATTGTTTGGCGGGAAAGCTAAAATATTTAAACATCCCCCAGAATATAAAGATGCCTGCGATTATTTAAAGAAACATCAGCAAGCTTTATTTGTTTCTAATTGGTGGCTTGCAGAAAAGTATGTGCCTGATGGTATAGTATCTAGTAATCAATTACATAGCGAGGTAATGGCAGAACTAGAAATGCCTTTCTGTAGCTATCCGTGGGACTGTTTAAATTTAATGTTATATGGAATGAGAAAAGCAGAACTTATAACTGTTACGGCAGGCACAGGTGTAGGAAAGTCTACTGTAGTCAAACAGTTGCAAGAAGAAATATTTAAATTTACTAATGAGAAGATAGGCGTTCTGTCTTTAGAGGAAAGTGTGGCTACTTCAGCGTTAGGTCTTATGTCGCTATCGGCTAATAAACTTTTACATCTTCCTACTAAACAACAGATGATGTCTCATATTTTAAAAAACCCACATAACATACATAGGAAACCTAAGCTTGCTGATTCTATCTCAATAGAGGAAAAGCAAAAAGCTTACGATGAAATACTAAGCAACGGTAGATTTTTATTCCTGCGGCACGTAGGCAAGTTTGATATGGAAAGCGTATTAAATAAAATTAGATATCTAGCTAAAGCAGAAGATTGCGGAGTAATAGTATTAGATCATATTAGTATTTTAGTAGGCATGTCTATGGGCGTTGGGAACGACGAGAGAAAAGCTATTGATTCTGTTATGCATAACCTTAGATCAATAACAGAAGAAACAGGCGTTGCTCTTATAGCTATTAGTCATTTAAGTAAATCCGATTCTTCGCCAGAAGAGGGAGGTAGAGTAAGACTTCGGGATCTTAGGGGATCTAATTCAATTGCTCAGTTAAGTAATATTGCTATAGCATTAGAAGGTAATCGTCAGGCAGAAGATCCCGAAGAAAGGAACATGACTATTGTTCGTATCCTAAAGAATCGTTTTAGTGGTGAGACAGGGATAGCGGGATACTTGAAATATGATAGTCAAACTGGTAGACTCAATGAAGTAGATGATTACGACTGTGGAGAAATACTTTGAACTTACTTTTTGATATAGAAACAGACGGTATTAAACCTACTATGGTACACTGTATTGTAGTATTAAATGTAGACACAGAGGAACTTCATAGGTTCGATCCTCTTACAATTACAGAAGGAATAAAACTTTTACAAAAAGCAACTAAGTTAATTGGGCATAATATTTTATGCTATGACATACCAGTAATTAAAAATTTATTAGGCGTTGATTTATCTGATAAAAAAATTATAGATACATTAGTTCTTTCTCGTTTATTTAATCCTTCTAGAGAGGGCGGTCACGGATTAGAAAGTTGGGGACACCGACTTAAATATCATAAAGGAGACTACGGCAAAAACATTGAAGCGTGGGACTCTTATAATCCTGAGATGATGGTGTACTGTATTCGAGATGTCCTATTAAATTTAAAAGTATATAAAGCTTTAAAAGTTGAGAGCCGAGGATTCACTTCTAAATCTGTAGTATTAGAGCATTCAGTCGCTAAAATAATTAATACTCAGATAGACAATGGGTTTATGTTAGACATGCAGAGTGCAATTATTCTACTATCATCTTTAAACGATAAAGTTTCTTTACTTGAAGAAGATATATCTAAATCTTTCACGCCTAAAAAAACTGAGGTAGTTATAACCCCTAAGTTTACTGCTAAGGGATTACTATCTAAAATAGGAAAAAAACAAGACGGTACTGGGGCGCACTTAACTGATAAAGAATACGAGCAATTTTTATTAAATAAATTTACACCTATAACGAGAACCACATATAAAGACTTTAATATAAACTCAAGACAGCAAATAGGGGAGTACCTAGTAGGTTTAGGATGGAAACCTAAAAAGTTTACGCCTACAGGACAGCCTGTTGTCGATGAGAAAACTTTATCTGAAGCTAAACACATACCAGAAGCTTTAAAAATATCTGAATATTTAATGCTTCAAAAAAGAATAGCTCAAGTAAAATCTTGGATAGAAGTTGTAGAAAATGACGATAGAGTCAGAGGGTATGTAAATCCTAATGGGGCCGTAACATCAAGGATGACTCATTCAAAACCAAATATGGCTCAGATACCTAGCCTTACTTCACCATACGGGAAAGAGTGTAGAGAATGTTGGACTGTTCCTAAAGGATATAAATTAGTTGGCATTGACGCATCTCAATTAGAGTTAAGATGTTTAGCTCACTACATGAATAACAAGGAGTATATACATGAAGTCACCGACGGAGATATACACACCGCTAATCAAAAACTTGCAGGACTTGAATCAAGAAATCAGGCAAAAACTTTCATTTATGCCCTCTTGTACGGAGCAGGAGATGAAAAAGTTGGACAAGTGGTTGGAGGAAATAAAAAAGATGGAACAAAACTTAGGAAACGCTTCGACAATAATCTCCCATCATTTAAGGCTTTTAGAGATAGAGTATCGAGAGAAGCTAGACAGGGATTCATTAAAGCAATAGATGGTCGAAAGCTAGAAGTACGCAGTGAACACAGAAGTTTAAATACTTTATTGCAGGGTTGCGGTAGTATTATAATGAAGGAAGGACTAGTTCTTTTAAACAATAAAATAAAACAAAAGAATCTTGACGCTAAGTTTGTAGCTAATGTACACGATGAATGGCAGTTAGAAGTTAAAGAAGAGCAGGCCGATCTTGTAGGACAGTTGGGAGTACAGGCTCTTAGAGAAGTTACTTGTAATTTTAAATTAAACTGTCCGTTAGATGGTGAATATAAAATAGGTAATAATTGGGCAGAAACCCACTAATGAAATCTTTATCAGAAGAAATGCAAGAAGAGCTAGAGCCTATTTTTGAAGATGAATATTCTAGTATGTGTACGAGTAGGAAAGGAGACTTAGCAGAATACTATGCTGTTACTTGGCTATGGGATGAAGGCTACGAAGTATTTAAAAACTGCGGCTGTTCGGGAGATATAGATTTAATAGGAATGAAAAATAACGAGACTATATTAATTGATGTTAAAACTAGTGGAACAAATACTATGGTGGGCAGGACACAAGAGCAGGTGGCAAAAAACGTAGTAGTATTGGCTTTTGATTCTGAATTAAGAACGCTTCGTTGGATTAAACATACGAAAGGAAAAGATTTATGAGTAATCTATCAACACTAATAGAAGATATATATGATCCTCTTAATAAATTATCTGAAGGAAAACCACTTCCTCTAACAGAAGAAGATATAGACTTAGCTTTAAGCAATATTAAAAACTCTATTATATCATGGGCGACACCTTCTGAAAGGAACGCTAAGTTTACTCTTAGAATGTCAAATATAGGAAGACCCGCCAGACAGTTGTGGTTTCAAAAAAGAGATGAGTATAGATCTTCTGGCATAGACGGGGCTACTCAGATTAAATTTTTATACGGACACATACTAGAAGAAATACTTTTAATGCTAGTTCGTATGTCTGGACATAAAGTAACTGACGAACAAAAAGAAGTAGAAGTATTAGGTATTACAGGACATATAGATTGTAAAATAGACGGTGAAGTTATTGATGTAAAGACTGCATCTAAGTTTGCATTTAATAAATTTGCAAACGGGACTCTGGCTCAAGACGATGGCTTCGGATACTTAGGTCAGCTTGGAGGATATGAAGCGGCAGAGAAAACAGATAACGGCGGGTTCTTAGTAATCAATAAAGAATCAGGTGAGCTTTGTTTATATCAGCCTGATGATATGGAAAAGCCTAATATTGAAAACAAAATACAAACTCTTCTTGATACTATAGACTTAGACACTAAGCCCGATTTATGTTACACTCCAATACCAGAAGGAAAGAAAGGTAATATGAAACTTCCAAAGCCTTGTTCGTGGTGTTCTTATAAGTTTGATTGTCACTCATCAGCCAACGATGGAGCAGGGCTAAGAGTATTTAAATATTCAAATGGATATACATACCTTACTCATATCGAAGCAGAGCCTACCGTAGAGGAAGTTTTATAATGCGAGGGAATAAAGTTAAAGCGATTAACTTACAAGCTAAATTAATTTTAATTGAATGGATACAGACTTTAGTAAAAGAAGAAGAAAAAGATCAAGTAACTTTATCCAATATACTTAGTCTTTCTCCCGCCTTTGAATACTATACTAAGGGAGAAACTATGCATATCTCAGTGTTTCATCCTAGATGGGTAAAACAAAAAATTAAATTCTTTCTTAAAAACTCTTCGGTCAAGTTGGAAGATATTAATTTAAAGTTTTTACAGTGCAATCTGACAACTTACAAGATATAGAAGACGCAACTCTTGAAGAAGTAATAGTTCTTTTAGGGAGTTATATTTTTAACGGGGGTCATTTATCTGATATTCAATCAGGTGTGCTATTAGATATCTATGATTTATTAGAACTTGAACTAGAAAAAAGAGCGGCGGTGATTCACTAATGATAAAAATTAAAAAGGGATCTAGGAAAAATAAAGTTCCTCGTCCTGTAGAAAAAAATCTAGTTACTGGGTATGACTCTTCTTTTGAATATGAGCTTCACTCTACTATTTTAGACGGGTGGAAATTTCACCCTGATAAAATTAAATATGTAGTAGAGCATACTTATGAGCCTGACTTTATAAAAGAAATAGACGGGATTACAATTCTGCTAGAAGCTAAAGGTAGGTTTTGGGACTACGCTGAGTTTAGTAAATATATATGGATAAAGAAAATTTTAAAAGATACAGAAGAATTAGTATTTTTATTTGCTAATCCGTCTGCTCCGATGCCTCAAGCTAAAAGGAGAAAAGACGGAACTAAAAGAAGTCATGGTGAATGGGCGACTGCCAATGGATTTAGATGGTTTAGTAAATGGAGTATGCCTGACGATTGGATTAACTTAACTAAGAGAGAGGAACTAGATGGAAACTAAAACTATATATGCTCATACTGGTGGGTGGGATAAAGTAGGGACTGCTGTAAATGAAGCTGTCGATCATCCCCCTCATTATAATAAAGGAGAGATAGAAACTATTGATTATATTGAAGATGTTTTAGGACTAGAAGGAGTTATTAATTATTGTCACGGTAATATATTAAAATACACAGGGACTCGATTGTTTTCTAAAGGTTACACAGTCGAAGATGGTCGTAAAGCAATTTGGTATATGAATAAAATATTGGAACTTTTGGAGAAATCGAAGGTGTCATAATGGAATCGACAAGAAAAGACGAAAGAGCCGCAAGATTCTTTAGAAAGAAAAAGTTTAAAAAAACTAAATCAGCAACCGAAAATAAAAAGGAAAGGAAAAAAAATGAGCGAAATGAGTCAGTATCAAGAATTTATACATAAGTCACGTTACGCTAGGTGGCTACCAGAAAAAGGACGTAGAGAGGCGTGGCATGAAACAGTTAATCGTTACGTAGACTTTTGGAAAAACCGTGGACAAATAGATGATAAAGTATCCTTAGAGTTATTTAATGCTATATTTAATCTAGAAGTTATGCCCAGTATGAGATGTCTAATGACCGCAGGTAAGGCGTTAGACTTAGACAATGTGGCAGGGTTTAACTGTAGCTATCTACACATAGATCATCCTAGAAGTTTTGATGAGCTAATGTATGTTCTTATGTGCGGTACTGGCGTAGGCTTTAGTGTAGAAAGAAAGTTTATTAATAAACTACCTGATATTGCTGAGACTTTCCACAATACTGATACTACTATAGTTGTAGCAGACAGTAAGATTGGTTGGGCTTCTGCCTTTAGGGAGCTGATTAGTTTACTTTATGCAGGTAAGATACCCAAATGGGATATGTCTAAAGTAAGGCCGTCAGGAGCTAGACTAAAAGTATTTGGTGGTAGAGCTAGTGGGCCTGACCCTTTAGAGGATCTGTTTAATTTTTGTGTAGGTATTTTTACCAAAGCAAAAGGACGCAAGTTAACATCAATAGAGTGCCATGATGTTGTCTGTAAGATCGCTGAGATAGTGGTAGTGGGTGGCGTAAGACGTAGTGCTTTAATCTCTTTGTCTAATCTGTCTGATCCACGGATGGCTAAAGCTAAGTCAGGCGATTGGTGGAGGAATGAAGCACAAAGAGCATTAGCAAATAACTCTGTAGCTTATACTGAAAAGCCTGACTTTGAATCTTTTTTGTCTGAAATGCAAAACATTTATGAGAGTAAGGCAGGTGAAAGGGGAATCTTTAGTAGAGTAGCCGCACAGAAGATAGCTTCTAGGAATGAACGTAGAAATTCAGAGCAGGATTTTGGAACTAATCCTTGTAGTGAGATTATCCTAAGAAGTAATCAGTTTTGCAATCTAAGTGAAGTAGTAGTTAGATCCCAAGACACCTTAGAGGACTTAAAGAGGAAAGTAAAAATAGCCTCAATCATTGGAACACTACAGGCTACCCTAACCGACTTTAGATATCTAAGAAATAGTTGGAAAAGAAACACAGAAGAAGAAGCATTGTTAGGTGTGAGTTTAACTGGTATAATGGATCACCATATATTAGCAGGAGGGGAGCCTTCAGAGCTACCTTCTTGGCTTGAGGAGATGAGAGATGTATCTATTGCAACAAATAAAGAATGGGCCAGTAAACTTGGAGTCAATCAAAGCGCGGCTATTACATGCGTTAAACCAAGTGGGACTGTTTCTCAGCTTGTTGATAGTGCTTCTGGTATTCATCCCCGCTTCTCTAGCTTTTATATTCGACGAGTTAGGTCGGATGCAAAAGATCCTCTTGCTCTGTTCATGTCTAACAGCGGTTTTCCTGTTGAGCAAGATGTAATGTCTCCATCTTCATTGGTCTTTTCTTTCCCTGTAAAAGCACCACATGCCTCTGTTACCGTTGAGGATGTAGGGGCTATGCAACAGTTAGAACTTTGGAAGACTTATCAAAACCACTGGTGTGAGCATAAACCAAGCATTACAGTTTACTACAATGACAATGAGTTTCTACAGGTAGCCCAGTGGATCTGGGAAAACTTTGAAATATGTTCAGGTATTTCTTTGTTGCCCTACAGCGATCATGTTTATCAACAAGCTCCCTATGAAGAAATAGATTCTGCTGATTATAAAAAGATGCTAGAGGACATGCCTAAAGATGTAGATTGGGCTGACCTAGAAGGGTTTGAAACAGAAGATAATACTATCGGCTCTCAAGAATTAGCATGTGTTGGCGGTGCTTGTGAACTCTAAAGACGGAAACTTAATAAGTTTTAAAGTCCTTATAAATTCTGAAGGGAATATCGTTACAGAAATGAGCGGTATTCCCATAAACGATTTAGATAAAATTTTTAAGGACGATGAGCTTTCATTAATAAAAACAATTATTTTATTAACACAGCTTAAACTAGAACCAATACATGAATATTTATCGGAAGAGCTTAGTGCTTTAAACCACAAAGGAAATTAAATGTATATAAAACTTAGTAACAAAGATGTACATACTTGCTCTACTATGGGAGCAGATACAGTTAAACTTTGTGAAATGCAGGGGTTTAAACCGCGTTTAAACAATTCTAATCAGACTAGGATAGAAGCAAACATATACGGATATAAGGCAGAGTTTGCAGTAGCTCGTCTTTTTAATATAGAGCTTCCTACTATCAATGTAGTAAGTGACGGTGGAGTTGACTTGTGGCTAGAAGATTTAAGTATCGATGTTAAGTTTACTAATAAAGAAGAAGGAGATTTAATATTTGATAACGCTAATAAATTTAAATCTGATTTAGCTGTAGCTGTAGGAAAAACTCTCCACCCTAATGTGTTAAAAGTTAATGGTTGGATGGGTAAGAAAACATTTTTAAAGTCTGCTTATAAAACTGATTTCGGGTACGGCGAGAGACTAGTCGTAGCCGCCAAAGATTTAAATCCTATAGAAACTCTTTGGCGTTATGTAATGACTAAGAAGTTTTCTTAGTTACCATTTAACTTTGTGTGACCAATACCGTGCGCTTAATTTTGAAGGGTTTGAATCTTGTGCGTTGTGTCGGGCATAGTAAGATTTTTTTCTTGCTTTGTCTTTTGCAGTAGTGGGATTTTTTCCCGCTCCTCTAACTCCCTGCTGTCCAAACCTAATTGTTTTAATTTTATCTCCTTGTTTTGCCACAACCACATGGCTCTTCGTCGGGTGTTTAGGTGTACGCTTTGGTTTATTATAGCCAGATACTCCTGCATTAGTTAGTCGGGAATCTTTCTTTGTGGCTTTGCCGCCTTTTTTAAACTCTTCTAGATTCATTGTTAAAATATTCCTCAGTTTTAATACGTTGTCGCTCTAAAATTTTTTTTTGAAGTTCCATCATTTGCTGTTGCTGTGTGTTTATTTTTTCTTGATTTTCTGTGGCAGTAACAAGATCAGGAATATTTACTTTTGGTTTTAGACAGGGAAACTTTAATAAGTTAGCCATATTATATCTCCATTATGCTCGATATGTTCTTGTCTTTTTAGCTATTTTCTTAGGTTGTTTGCTGTGTTGTTTTCCTTTAGCGGTGTCTTCTCTTTTCTTTTTAGTGGTAGCCGCATATTCTTTATTAGATAAAGATTTAATAGCTTTCTCAGGAAGATAACGCTCTCCTGTTTTAGCACTGGGCTTTCCAGATTTTGTGCGCCATTTCTGCTTAGTCCAATCTTTTAAAGACTTCTGAGATTTTTTAAGTGTCATCTTTTTTCCTCGCTTTTCTTATTGCTTCTTTACCACGCCTAGCAATTTTAGCCTGTAGTCTTTTTCCTCCTGCTTTGGCTCTTTGCTCCATAACAGTAAGGATCTGAATTTTCCTAGCAAAAGGTTTTTTAATTTTCTTAACTTTAGCCACAGTCTGTCGAGCATCAGTTGGAGTTTTGTAGGATATGCTGACAGTATCTTTTGGGTTCTCATCTGTATATAATCTCCTTCCAGATCCTTTAGGTTTTTTACCCGTGCCTTTTTTTGGATCAGCCATTAGTTTTATTATACCTTTTTTGAAGGGGAAAGTCTACTTCTAAACTTGCTCCTTTATGCGGAATAAATTTATCTTTATGTTTTATTAATTTCATAGCTCCGTTTTTTTGCTCCATCCAGTAATACCCATCAGGTGCTTTAACTTTCACTATTTTTTCTTCCTTGCTTTTTTCTTAGCGGTATCAGACAATTCTTTAAAATGAAATAATTTTACGCTTGTTTTGCCGTGTGTCTTGCCTGAGTGCAGAGAGCCGTTGGGCATTTTGTGAGTACCGCCTGTGTGTAGTGTACCATCTTTCTTATAATGATTAACACCTTTCATTTGTAACCTCCTCCTGCTTCTTTGTATTGCTTGGCAAGCATCTGAGCCTTTCGTGCGCTCCACTGTCCTGCGTTGCCGCCTTTGGTTCCTCTTTTAATTTTATTAAATAGATTCTTACGCATTGTGGGTTTAGTATAGTTGCCTGCTTTATTAACTGTTGATTTTGCTTTAGCCATTCTATTTCTCCCTAGATACTTTCTGTACTTTTTCCACAGTACGCATAGCGCCTAATCCAAGCATTCCCATAAGCACGGGCATCATCTGTGAAGTGTCAATCATTGGTATCTTTGTTTCGTATTCAAGTAACATTAAAACAAAATTTCCCATCGGTATTAAAATAAAATTACCTAAGAATCCTATTCCGCAAGTCCAACCAATAAAGGGCCGCCAACCTGCTACAAAAAGAGACTGCGATGCGGCTTCTGTTTTGTTAACTTCTAGTTGAGCTAATACACTTTTATGCGCCTGTTTCTGTGCCATTGTCGCAATTTCATGCGCCAAAGCATTTTTGGCATCTTTGTCTTCAATAAATTTATCAAGTAATCCTGTTACTGGCCCAATTAAATGTTGTATCATGTCCACCTCTTTTTATTTTAAAAGTTATAATATTCTCCACATGCCAAAAAATATTACTGACATACTTAATATAACTCCACCTGTCCATTTAAATATTGTCGCTACAAGTTTATCACTTTCAATTTTTTTTCTTCGTTGTTTATTTAATTCTGCGGCTCTTTGTCTTTTACATTCACTTTGAAACTTCAACCAATCATCATATAAACCTGACCTTCCCGCATATATCATCCACTCACGTATCCATTCTTCTTGTTTTTTTAATTTCTCAAGTTCCATAAAAGCTTGAAACTGTGCTTTGTTTCCGTTCTTTTTTGAGTTCCTTGTAATTAAAGATTTATTATTAAAGTAAGTGGCGCAACTGTTAGCGCAATCATATAGCTCTTTGCCATTTTGTAGAGCCGTTTTAATTGTGGCAAAAGCAATGTTAGCCGCCGCAATTTCAGCAAGCATGTTATACCCATATTTTTTTAATTACTGCCATTTTTAGAATATCCTTTTATTGTTACTTCTTCAGGGTTTACAATTACGGGTTTACAATAGGCTTTTACAGCCTGATAGTTTTCTGCGCGGGTAGACAACATCCTAGCATCTGAAAGGCAGTGCTTTTGGTTTAACCAATAAGAAGTAATTTGTTCTTCATCAGTAAATAAAACTACAAGTGCAAACACAATTACATTCATATATCATTTACTTTGTTCTAACATAATTTGAATAAGGTGAGCTAAACGTGCATCTGAGGCTTTCTGTATTTCCTCCTGTCGAGAAAGAGAGTCAGCTATGTTTCTAACAGCCTGAGAGTTTAAAGCAGTGTTAGTAGTGTTTGAAGCAGTGTCAGCCTCTACATCTTTTAGGATAGATGCAACACGCTCTACTTCTTCATTTGTAGCGTCAGCAGAAGCTTGCATACTGCCCCAAGCAATTGCGCCTGACATAGCGGCGGCACATATAGGCAAAGCCCAAGCAGGCACTTTTATAGTTTCCATAATCTTATCTCCTTTAATATGTCCAAATTACAGGTGTAGTAGTTCGTCTATCTAAATGAATAAAGTTTTTAGCTATTCCAATTCCAGTAAATCCTAACCGTATAGCCTCTTTAACTATTGTCATTTTCTCAGATCCGTTATTTACTTTTATATCACAAGCTATTCCTAATACGTGAGTTCCGACGCTTGTCTTTATTTTTTCGACGCTATGATTTTTACTTCTAAACCCGCTAGTAATTATAAAAGGAAATCCGCAAGCTTCTCTACAAGCATCAAGCCATAGAATAAAATCATCTTCCATTTTATTTTCGCCTGTTTCTTGGCAATCAAAGTCTGAAAGTTTAAAGTATTTAAATTCCATTGTTTCTCCTATTAATATGAACGAGCTTTATAGCTTTCTTCTGGCGTTATATACATTGCTTTCTTTTGTTTAATCAACGTGTCTATAATCTTAGTAGCTTCTTCTTGAGTATCTGCTTTAATACGAAACCCTAAATTATTATTATGCTTATCCATTGTTAATCCGCGTTGATCTAAAGATATATGCTCTCTAGCATTGATAGCTTTTAATGATAATTTAGGATTTTTTGATTTAGAAGCGGCCCAACCTAAAGCTAAATGTCTTGCCGCATCTCCTGTCCCATCAAGTTCTTGTTCTTTAGCATAATTTTTATCTATGCTTTTAGCCCATTTAAGATCTTCTTTTTTAATTCCTAATGCCATAGCTACTAAGCCACCAAAATCTTTTTTAACTCTGCCGCCTTTATTAAACATAGAACGGCCTTCTTCTAAAACATCTTCAGCCATCTCATCTGTTATTTTTAAATAGTGATACGAAAGTCCTTTCTCTTCGAGCGTATCAACTTTTTCTCCATATTGATTTCCAAATCTTTCTAGTATCTTTTTAAACTCTTTATCGTAAGCCTTTACGATACTATCGGCAGGAGCTTCTTCATATCTGTTTTGTATAGTTTTTGACGTAGGCATTCCTATATAATCTGAGCCGTCTATAACAGCTTCAACTATAGACCTCTCAATTAAAAGTTTACCCCATCTTTTAATTCCTTTAAATGGAAGATCATCTGGAACAGCCTTTGTTAAAGCTTGTTTTAGTGACGAATTTATTCCCCTATTAAACATATCCACAAATTTAACCATATAGTCGGTAGAGTAAAAATCTTTCCCTTCTTGCGTCAAGTTATCTATATCTGTTTCAGTACGTTTTATTTCTTTTTGAAATTTGTTTTTTACTTTGTCAGTAACATTAATTTTAGAAAAAATCTTATTTAGTTTTTCTGAAGCCATTCCTAGTATAAAATCTTCAATAGTAAAATCAGGAGTAAGATTTTTTATATTTTGTAAATGCTCAATATATTCTTCTCTATTTAATTTTAAAGCTCCTCCCTTTATCCTATCAGAATCATAGTCTGATTGAAGCTCTTCTATTATTTTAATAGTGGGTTTATCACTAGAAGTTTTTTGAGAAAGACTTTTAAAATTATAATCTCCTAATCTAACAAACCCAATGACATTAGGAATATCGCTATAATGCCGATCACTATAATAATTAAAATCTACTTTTTTTGAAGGGTCTGCCTGTAATACAATTTCTTTATAGTTTGTAGGTTGTCTAAAACTTCTGCTGTTTGTTAAATCGCCTCCCATAGTATATTTTCCATACTGTCCAAATTCGCCCATTCTATTTTGAACTTCAAGAAACAACTCCTCTTCATCTATGTTTTCTATATCAGAGAGGCGGTCTTCAGCTTCAAAATCTTTTATATATGTATCTTCATCTAAACGTCCAATATCTCTAGCTTCTTGATATGCTTGACTGTCTTTTTCCGTTAAAACATAACGATTAGAAGCCACTAAATTTTGTATATCTTCAGTAGCTATAATTTTATTAGGGTCTTCTTCTGCAAGTTTATTTAAACCTGTTAAATTAATTTCTTCTTTAGTTATATTGTCCTCGCCCCTTTCAGCTTTTTTAACTAAGGTCTGCGATAGTTGTTGTGCTGTAGCTTGAGGTTGATTATAATTTAAAAGAAATTTTTGTAAAGGGCTATAAAACATTAAATTGTCAGGCACAGCTTTTACAACAGCTTTAGTTACTAGGCTACCTACACTAAACATTTCTCTAAGAGGATCAACTTTCCCACCCTCTGCAAAGTTTTGTATTCGCGGTTCTTTGTCCTTTAAAACCTTTTTTCTAAAATCTTTATTTATTTCTTCTAATGAATCATTATAATCCTCCATTGCATTTCTACCTAAGATTAAATTCCCTGCTCCATAGAGAGGCGCTTTTTTGCCAACAAGACTTACAAAATCTCCTGTTTTTGCAAGTTGTAATACGTCGCTTGCAACTGGCCCTAAAAATCCAGTGCCATATTGTAAAGGATCTTGGAACATTGTAGCTCTTTCTGTGCCTGTTCTAAGTGCATCTCCAACAACACCGAATCCTCCAAACCTACTAATAGCGTCAAAATAAATTTCTTTACGATCTTTAAATTTTTCTGACTCTCCATCGCTTCTCCAATAGTTCATAGTTCTTGCCATTTCTGTCATAATCGTTCCTGCCGCTACTGTTTTAGCTACATTGCTTATATCGGCAGGATTTGATACTATTGATCTAGCGGCGTTTTTTAATACAGTATTAGTAAACGCTGTAGGATAACCTAAAAATTGAAAGAGTATTGAAGTTTTAGGGTGAGACATTATAGCAGGTTTTAATCCCGACTCTGCATTAGGATTTAAAATAACTTCATTAGTATATCTGGCGGCTCCCCTCTTTAGTTTAGTATAAAAAGGATCGTCAATTTTAGAACCATTATTAAGCCAACTAATTCCTTCATTAATATCTACGCCCAATTCGTTTAACTCAGTCATCATTCGTTTAGTTCTTACAGAAGGCTCTAAACCTAAATCTACTCGCTTTTTAATTTGAGTTAAATTAGTATTAATTAAATCTTTTCCAGTAACATACGAAGAAGTCTGAACTAATTTAGTCCACTGATCTAAAAAAGTAGCTCTGAAAAAAACATTATTTACTTTTTGATTACGCTGAGAGTTCATTGCTTCATCAGACAATCTCATTATTGTATCGTCTATTCCTACACTTAAAGCTAAACCAAACTCATTCATTTCTTTTCTTATTTCGGTTTCTGTTAATCCTTTCTTGTTAAACATTTCTTTCATTGCGGTTGTTAGCTGTTCTCTTGAATCATCAGTAGCTTTTGCAAAACCTTTTAAAGTAGAGGTTGTAGGCGCTTTTGCTAAATTAATCATAATTTCTGTAATACTAGAAGCCGTGGCGAAAGGAAGATATGCAAGTCTATTAAATGTTGCATAGCCTTCAATTCCCGCATGCGCGAAGCCACCATAACGATTTAATCCTTCTCCCGTAGCAAGTTTATAAACATTTAATATAGCTTCTCTGTCTCCTCCTGTTACAGTACCTCCCGCTTCTCTTATTTCAGAAACAATTTTAGAAAGTACATTATCTTTAAACTCTTCTAAATTTGAAACGCCTAATATCTCTTTCTTAGCTAATTGTTTACTAGCTACAGCTATATAGTTATTAACAAGTCTATTAGTATCAGCATCTAAAAATTTTTCAAATTTATTATCGTCTAAATCAGTAAACACTCTTTTAAAGAAAAATGTAGATCCGTAACCGCCTCCTTTATCTAATTGATTAGCTTTGTCAAGCATCTCTTCTACTGTTTTTTTGCCAGTACCCATTTCAACAATTTTTTCGGATTCTAAAAGTTCAGCAAGTTCTTCTTGATTATCAGCTACAGATTTTCTATCCCATTGTCTAGGAACATAGTTTTCTATATCTCCTTCAATAAGTCCATTTTCTTTTAGCCTTGCACCAATTTCGTCGAGAACGCCTCTAATTTCTTTAGCTACTAAATTAATATTTTCATTGTCAGAAGATTTTCCTCTTAAAGATCTTAATAAATCTTTATTTATAACATCACTAAGTTTTCCTCTTGAGGTTAATTGTATAGGCTCTAGAGCTATATTTACTCTAACAGTATATCTACCCAATGTTTCTCTAAAGTATTCGTTAAAGTCTTGACCATCAACAGTTGTTGATCCTGTAAAGAAAGACCTTCCTGCATCGTAACGAAACTTCTTTTGTAGTTTTCTAGCTGTCTCAGAAAATTTTGTATAAGGATCTAAAACAGAAGAGTGCTTAAATAAAGAATTTCCTCCAAATCTTGAAGCAAATTTAGACGCATTAAAAATAAAATTACTTTTAATATTTTTAGGCGTTCCGCCGCTTGCTATTGTTTCTTCTACTATATCTTGCATTTCTTCTTTAGAAGAAGGGCCACCTTTAAATGTTTCTACAATATCATCAACTATAACAGTAGCTTTTTCTCCCGTTAAAAGAGGTGCTTCGGGAATACCTTTATCTGTTGCTCCTATAAACTCACCCTCAAGAATATCTGCTTTTTCTTTTATTGTTTCTTCTGTCTCTTTAGAGTTTGTAAAAGAATTTATGCTCTCTTTCTTTTTACCCATTTCTGTAGGATTAGAATTTAATTCAAATCCTTTAACTCGACTATTAGAAACTGCACTAGCTAATTTTTTAACTCCGCTTATTCCTGCGCCTAATCCACCGCCTACCGCTGTACCTGCCGCAGTCACTGCCAGAGTTCTGCCGAAGTTATATTCGTCAATATAATCTGTATTTAATTCATGTTGTTGTTGAAGAATATCTTCGCCGCCAGTAGCTACACCGCCCGTAAGAGCGGCTCTTCCTATTTGTTGTCTAGCAGTTAACCCTACAACATTTCCATACCCACCAGTAAATAAAAGACCAAAAGCATTAACTGGATCAAACACAATATCTGATGCTATATCTTTAGCGGCTTCAGAAAAAGAACTGTCTACATTCTCCCAATTATCTTTTAAAAATCTATAAGCTTCTTTTTCTCTATCTGTTAGTTTGTCGCTAGACATAGACCTAGACATTGCTGTAGTTATTCTATATGTTTCGTCGCGTAAAGCTTCAGCTATGTCTTCTCTACTACTTCCACCAAACCAACTTCCTGCATCAAGAAGTTTAGCAAGTCCTTTTGTTTCTCTTTTAATGCCGTCATAATAAATATCAAACTCTTGTTGAACCTTTGGATGGTTAATAAAAGCTTGTTCATTAGTAGGTATTTCTGATGTATCTGTAATTGAAGTTTTTAAAGTAAGATCAAGTAAAGAGTTTGATTCTTCTTCTACTTCGTTATTTTCATCAATATCGAGATTTAATTTCATAGTGTTTCCTCTAATATATTGCTACAGAGATCGTGGAATAACTTTTTTAATATCATATGGTTCTGAAGATTTTCCTTTAGGAAATCTATTATAATATTTTTGTTCCCAATTAATAGGATCTCTACTAAATGCTATATATTCATTTATACTCAAATCTTTTTTAAGTTTTGTATTAAATTTTTTATTTAATAGTTCTGCGCTACCTTCGTATATGGCTGACATTATTAAACCTTGTCTTCCGGTTTCATCACGTACAGAAGGATCATTAGTTTTTAAAATATATTTAAATGCCTGTTCATTTGCTTCAGCTTCAGTTCTTAGTTGCCTACCTCCCGTAGTAACATTTTTTGGAACTATAGCGCCGTTTTCAAGTTTTGTTCCATTAAATTTATGAAGTTCTTTTGGACTAATAAGTTTTCCAATAAAATTACCTTGCTCGTCCTTGCTCAGTGGGGCGTTAAATAAAGACTGTAGATTAGTTGTGCTGTCATTTCTTACAAGTTTATGTATTGCTGAAAGAACTCTTACTCCATTGACATCTACATCTTGACTAATGCCGGACACTACTCCACCAATAGAAAAGTCTTTTAGATCGTTTGTTTTATCCCCAGAATAAAGTAAATCTTCTATTGCTATGGTTGCCGCAAGATTTCTTGTTGCCTCAACCGAAAGCTCTGGAAATTTAAATCCTATTTGACTTGCTATTTTATTTTGAGATTTAATAAAATCTTTTCTCAAAGCGTTAGTGCTAAATTCTTTAAAGCTGTCATCTTTTGAAACGAATTCCTTTCCAAATTTATTTTCATTAATTTTAGTTATTTCGTCCGCTACGTCCACTTGTCCGTCTTGATAATTAGCTAAAACATTTCTATATGCGGCATGTTGGGCTTCTAATAAACTATCGTCTACGAATTCTGAACCTGTCAAAGCTGTACGCACAGTGGAACCAATTGGCGTTTGTCCAGTAGTCACTTTACCTATTACTTGTTCTGGAGTACCGTAATTTACCACTCCGTAAACTACTTCTTGTGTCCTTTCAATTTCTGCTCCTGTATATATGTCTACAACCGTTCTAGTTTCAGTTGTTGTTGTAATCGCCTCGCCGTTACTAACTAAAGATATACTTAAAGGATCAGAAGTGGCTTGCTTATTAGCATAGTCGTATGTAATTTTTCCTGTCCTATAATGTTTGTACATT